TCCATGTATTTTTAATTCTGTTTGCTTTTGTTGATGCTGGATCATTAATATATACATATCCATTTTCATATTTATATAAAAGAATAAAATGCCCAGAATTTGTCCACGTTCCTTTTCCCATTGCGCCAATAATCCAGTTACCATTTTTCAAAGCATTCAATGCTTCTGTATGGTAGACAGAAGAAGATTGTTCATATAAATTAGATTGATTTAATCTTTTACATTGAATACCATACTGGACAAACTGCGGAACAAAGTATGTATAATATGTACCCTGATTTAATGCTTTATATCCATGAGACATAGACCATTCTGCGGTTGTAACAGGTGTTACATTTTTATCTTTTAATGTGGCAATTACCATTGCAGCAACTACAACTCCGCACCCTGAACTACCAATAGTTTTCCGCTCACCTTTTGCGGAATAATTATAATTTTTCCACTTTGGATCTGTTTGGAGATAACAGACAGGTTTTATCATTTGTGAATTGTTATGTGTAGAACTGATAGACACTTTATCAAACAACTCCTTTTCTGCATTTCTTCTGTTCACAAGTCCCTGTAATACTTTTCCTCCAGCTTTATTATAAGCAGGAATTTTTGCACTAATTTCTGTGATAGTGCGTTGTCCATTATTTAGTAGGGTTCTCAAATTTCCACTTCCACAGTTAAAAGTAAAGCTTACAAGAGCATCAAACTGATTTTGGTTCCAATGATATATACTATCATATTTGTTTACGTGTTTTTCAGTATTGGCACAGTCTGATTTTAAATAAGCGTCTGCCTGAGCTTGTGTGATGGTTTGACCTTTTGATACATTAGAGATATGTCCATATCCTATTGTCCAAACACCGATACTGTCTTGATATGATGTTAACTTACACCCTTCAAATTGTTTTATGAATGCAAGTCCATTCTCGCTAATTGATAATCCCATAAAATCATACCTGCTTTTTGGCTAGATTTACAGAAGTTTCAATTTTAAGTTTTAACCATTTATCAAAAGAGCCATATGTTTGCTGAATAACCCTTTTCGATTCATCTGAAATTATATTTAAAGCTTCTGTATATGCACGATTGAATGCGTTTTTCTGTGCATCTTTATCAAATTTTCCATTTGATTTCAAAGCATCAACATATATTTGATTTATGTACAATACAGCATCCATAACATTAGAGAAAGCATTTTCAATTATTTTGCTTATGTTTTCGTTTTGCGTGACATTAGCAATAACATTGCTTTCTTTTATTTTTGTTTTGATAAGATTAACTGTATATTTTGCAACCACAGGTAAAATTGCTGTTAAAACAATATATAAAATATAATTTAGTACTTCTGAAAATTCCATAAAAGACTCCTTTCTAAATTAATCAGCAAAGCTATCGTCTGAAATGCTTTCCTGATTTGTAAATTTTGTATCACATATTTTAATACCTGCTAGACCTATCAGCTCTGTACCAAAGAATGCATATACACATGTAGTAAGAGTAGGACTTAATTCCATCATGATATACTTTTGCAGTAAAATAGCAGCAATTGTATATAAAACAATAGCAAGAATGCAAAGTAATACAATAAGTTTGTTAAACTGAAATTTAAAATGAAATGGGAGATATAATTTGAAAATTTCAAGTTTTAGTTGTCTTTCCTCTTTTTTCATTTCAGCGATTCTGCGTTTTCTTTCTAATATTTCAATTGTTTCTTTATGTGTTTTGTATTGTCTCAATATCATATCATCTCCATATAAAATTACTTGGAATATACATTTTTATAAAAATCTGCTAGTCTGTTAAATAACTCAGAATTCTTTTTGAATTTCCATATCGTAACACCTTCTACAGTTTTTACAAATGTATATTTGATTCCATGTCTTGTAAGATAATGAAATTCATCTGCCCAGACACAGCTATATTCATGGTCAATTTTTACCATAAATCCTCACCTCATTTCGTAAAAAAATGGGTAAGATATATTTCTAAAAATAGATTCGTTTATATCTTACCCATCAATAATATACACTAATCTATTTACACTCATTTTATTCATAATATTTACAGTCCTTTTTCTGGTCTATCTCAACATATCTGTCCTTATCCATACAATATTTTTGACTGATACACAACTGACTTAATGTAGCTTCAGTGCCCATAAGCTTACAAAAAATCATAGTTTTCCCTGTACGCTTGGATACTTGTTCATAAGAATTTTTGCACATAAAATCACCTATAATGCTATTTCAAAATTAGGTTTTCCTATCTCGCCTTTATACTTTACATTCACAATATTTCCAATAAAATCCTTAACATTTTTTATTCTTATACCATATTTATCAAACATAATATCTAATGTATTGGAATGTTTATTATAAGAAATTACAGGACATTCTTTTGTCTTAAATTCATCTTTTCGCAGATTACTTTTCAACTTCTTTTTGGTATTTTCATCTTTTTCTGCTTCAGATAAAATTTCATCTGCTTTTACTTCGTTTTCAATCATCTTATATACCCCTTTTTATAATGGAAGGGATAGACAGCCTTTACTATCTATCCCTTTTGAATTTTATATCATTACGCAACAGTAACAGTAATTTCGTCTGAAACTCCATTATAGGAAATTGTAACTTTTGCTACACCAGATGCAACCGCAGTAACGACACCATCTGTATCTACTGTAGCAGTAGCAGGTGTATCACTAACAAAGGTGCAATCTGTATTCTCTAGCTCAACAGGAGAGTAAAGACCTCCTTTTAAACCAATAACAGAAATTGTTGCAGTCGTATTTGTAGTTGTATCAAGGTTAATTTTGTCAGGAGTGGCAGCAATTTCCGTTACAGCAATTGCCTTTTCTGTTTCATCAAACTCAGTAATATATGCATATACACTACCATCAGCACAAGTGTCACCTTCAACTGCAAGTGCTTTCCCTTCCAAAGAAGTAGAGGTAACACCATCAGGGGTAAATTCAATATTAAAATTACCGTTTAACTGGTATGATGGAATTTCAATTTGAACACTTCCAACTTTCCCCAGCTTATTACTGTGCTTATCAGCATCAAGAACAAGACGCCCTACAAATGGTGTGGATTCAGCATCAATTGCAATACTTTTCGCAGTTCTGCTATATTTATAGGTTACTTTTACAGAATCCTTTTTATTTGTCAAACCATATTTAGTCATGTCAATCGTCGTTCCAGTAGGTTCTACTGTGACAATTGTTCCATTTGGCATTTCCACAGCAACATTTCCTATTGGAGTGGTGGAGAGAACGCCAATTCCATCTGTTAAAATTATACATTCTCCTAATTTATACACATCTCTCATACCTTCTGTAATTTTTGAACCAGAAGCCATTGCAATATATTCAAGTTTCCAATCAGCAGCCTCCAGTGTAGCAGCTAAAGCCCTTCCATATTTAAACGCATACAAGAGCTTGTTACCTTTTCCAGCCTTAACCTCTTGTTCTTCCATAGAAACTTCAAGAGATGCATTTAAGTTTGTAGTACCAGTACATGCAAGAATATCATCTATATAAAATGCGAAGTCCGCTGTACTAACTAAAAAATTTTTCTCGTTGTTATTTTTCTTAGACATTTTATTTCCTCCATTTTGTTTAAATAAAATAAAAAAGAACAGATAAAATCTGTTCTCAATTAACTGTTTGCATTTGCTATTTTCCCTTTTAAAGAATTTTCATTAGCTTTTAAATCCTTATATTTGTCTTCCTCTTCAAGAGATACCATCCAGTGTTTGATTGGGTCTTTAAACGAAACCATTCCGCTACATTCCCCTGTTTTAGTAATCGTATATCTTTCATGAAGCTGATATCGTTTAATATAACGCCAGAACTTTCTAATTGTCATACTTTTAATATATTCTTTAGTGGTGTTCATAGCTACTACCAAAGAATCAATATAATCTTCAATTGTTGCTCTGATCTCATCTTTATTAAGATCTTTCTGTGCCTTGAGTAATCTTTGTTCTGTATCATAATTTAGAAATTCATCAATATCAAAATCAATATCATTTTGAATGATAATTATCCTTCTTAAATCATCAAATATTTCAGGAGTGATAATTTTATCATTAATGAAAATTCCCTCTTGAGATATTTTTACATCTTGATCTTTACAGCATAGCTGTAATAGCTTGATGGCAAATAATAAATATTGAGATAATCCAAGAATGTTATATTCATTTTCTAGTTCTGTATTTCCTAAAGCAAAAAACAGGAAGCTAAGATAATCCATTTTAATTATCTTTTTGCTATGGAAGACACTGTTTTTTCTTACTGTGATTGAACTTGATAAACTTTGAAATAAGATAACATCTTTCATTGTGACAGGGGATAAGGTAATGTTTTCATTATATGGAAATGGATCATCAAAAATAAGATAGGGAAGAAGGGTATCTTTATCAATCTTCACAGTATTCCTCCGTATCATTAAAATTTGAAATATTGTATTTTAAACATTTACCATAATATTTGCTGTTAGGGAAGTATATTGTGCAAAATCCTCTCTGAGCAGGTGTTACCTTACTGATACCTTTGATTTTTTTATTGCCATTTAAGATTCTGTCTACAATATCACATAATACATCAATGCGATTTCCATAATGTCCTACTTCATATCCCATTTCTTCAACCTCATTGATTGAAGGAGCAGTGTCATCAGTTATTCTTATCAGCGTTTTTGCTGTAAAAATACATATGTATAAATTAAAGTCAGTAAAGATGTTTTGTCTAATCATATCAATGTCTGTTTCAACAAATACAAATGTTTTTTCCTCTTCAATAGTATCAGTTACAAAATTATGATCAAAAAGTTGTCCTTGAACTTCGTATTTCATGTTGTCAATAAACCATGTGCCACCAAGCAACATATCTTGTATCCCTAATTGATTATGTGGTGGGTTTTGTGGATTCATCAATGTTACAAAATCATTATCTTTTAAAAGAAGATTTATAATTATATTTTTATACTTTGATGCATTGTATAGATTGGATATCAGAATCACCTCCGTTATTCGATTATGGTTATTTCAAATTCTGTTAAAACTTTATCTACAATAATGATTTGCAGTAAAAAAGAAGATCCAATTAGATCTTCATTATCTAAAAATAGCTCCATTTTGTTTTCGTGTAGATTTATAGTGAATCCTGGGTCATTTACGATATTCCATTTAAAATTAATTTCTTCCCAACTAATAATATTGCCGTTTTTATCTGTGAAGTTTACAGTATAGGGGCGTTTGTATCCATTTTTTAGATAAGAATTTCCTGAAATTTCACCCCTTAAATCTGTCATTTCAGCGAAAGGCTGAGGAGTGGATGGGAGAGGAGTGTGAGAATTGTTATAGTTATGGATCCATACTTCCTGTCCGTTTTCCATAATAACTTTTTTGTCATCAATTTGATTAAAAGTGTCAAGTGACATCGTTATAATCATTGTGCCGCCATGCCCAGAATAATTGCTATCACTCAATTTGACTTTCCTGTTAGTAAGTTTATAAATATCAGGCTGTTCACTATCATCAAAATCAATAGGGAAGCGCATTTCACGTTTTAATTTCTTGGTTTCATTATCAATAGGTAATGTTAAGCCATACTGGTTATCTCCTATTGTAAGTGTGTTATTGCCTGTCAATCCATTGGAATATTTTGTAAAATCTTCGGCATAAGCCCATCGCTCGATAACTTTTCCGTCGGTATTTTGCCATCTTAATTGAAATTGACAAAGATTCATAGTTGCTTTTTCATAAATGCCATTTGTTCCTGGAAATCCCATAATAAGCCAATATCCATTTTCAAAGAAAATATACATTCCATCTTTTACCGTTCCACATGGAAACAATCCTTTTCGCTGCATAGACTGTAATTGGGTATCTGCAACATTTCCCTGCATAATACAACGGATTTCTTTTTTTATTGATAAATCACTATTACATAATAGAACAGTAGTAGCAATATCTGTTTCTAAAGATTCTGCAAAAGCATCTTCTTTATAATCAAGAAAGCCTTGATTTTCATAGCCACCTAACATATTTGGTTTTGTTTTATTGCCAATAAGATACCATTCTTTCATTTGACACCTCCTGCTATGCATAAGCAGTAGGCTTTTGTTTTTCAACCATATCACTAGAATTCCAGGATATATATTCAAGATGAGCTTTTTCTGCTGTTTTACTATGCCCACCCCCATCAACAGACAAATCTTTCCCAACGATTGATACTCTTTTATTCGTTAAAGATACTTGTCTTTCCTGATACATCTGCAACATGAATTGTGCCAGTGTATCTATAACATATTGATCAAGTTTAGAATCAAATTGCAATAATCCATCATCAAAATTCAATTTGTCCAATTCAACAGAATATCTGCCAACAGCTTTTTTTAACCACA